TTTATCCCATTTACGAACGATACGGAATCATGCTCTCCAGAAAAGATTCCAATATCCACATTCTCGAAGCTAAAGGACGCAAAATCGTCCGAATAAAATTTCATGTAGTCCTGGAATTTGCGGGCCACGACTCTCTTTTTATTGAATGTGAATCGTATCCTTGGGAAACAGAGTGCGAGATCGATTACGGTCTTATGAATTAAGGCATAGTGTATATCATCTAGCCCTTGAAGTGACAACCTGGTGTAATCTGGGTGATAGGAAACTAAGGTATAATGAGCTCCTGACTTGGTGAGCTTGTAATCAGACTCTGAGAGGTTGTTTTTACACGTGAGGCGTGTCCTCATTTTACCATCTGAGGTGTCTAGCTCAAAATGAGTTGAGAAAATATTGACTAACGATACTCCTTCTCCATTCTGACCAATGGAAACAAAGTCCTCATCAAAATTGGTGCCGGCTTTGAGTTGGGTGAATCCAACGATACTTTGAGGTAGTCCAGTACTTTCTTCGATCGCTGACGGGACTCCTCTTCCGTTATCTCTGATTGTGATAGTGCCATCTGATATCCCCACATCTATTTTATTAGCATGCTTAAATTCAGTTCTCAGGGCCTCATCGATCGAATTCGAAATGACCTCTTTGAACATCGTCAGGAATGCTGGAACAAACTCGATTTCCTTCTTGACGATCTTCTCATCTTCGAGGACCCATTCCTCACGCTTGTTCAATTTTACGGATCCAATGTATCGGCCCGGAACCGTGAGAACGTGTTCAATGTCTCCCAATACTTTGATCTCATTCTTTTTCATATATCCTCCAAAAGAAAAGGGTGCACATAAACGATATACTGTACACCCCTTTTTTCGAATTGTCAATTATTCTGAATCCCGCTTCTCCCTCATTTTTTGAAAGAATGATTTTGAGTTCATCTCACTAGCATAATCGAGTCTGAATGGACGCGGCTCATCGATTTTCTCATAGATATTTTCGAGCACTCTCATGAAGGTTTTATAGAATTGGAGTTCGTAATCGACGAATTTTTTAAGCCTCTCTTTATCCGGCATTCGCTTTAAAAAACCGAAAACGTTCTCTCCAATCGGATTGTTCTTTTTCATGTAAACAAATTTCGTCTTGTCTCCAGATCTGATCTGTTGGAATTGCTTGAGGAGACTTCTTGTTTCGATGTATCGATTGTAGACAAGAGCTCCCCTTACGGCAATCGGAGTTCCCTTGATACACAATTCCTTGGGATAATCGGCATGTCGATATTTTGAAACCTTGCTGACTCCTCGTGGAAATGCGATTGCCTCGACATCCTGTTCGTAGAAATATACCTGAACCTCTTTCGCAAATTCGATGACATCCAACATGTCTTTGGACAGGATAATTTTGATGGCATCTTTGAGCTTATCTCGTACGATTTTTGGTGTGCTGCTTCGCACAACCTCGATGCCCTTGACCTTCATTTTTGGTTTCTCGTATCGAACCCCTTCATCGTCCCAGACATTCATTGCATATTTCTTTTTGGCAGTCCAGAAAACTTCGGAAATCACTAGCTCACGTTTCATGAACATCCGATTTTCATTTGCGTGCACGTACTTTGCAAGCTTCTCATAACCCGCATCGATGATCGGTTGAAAAACCTTTTCGGTGAACTCATCGATCTTATCCAGAAGGTTATTGATTGGCATATCCGGTTTTTTCTCCAAGATCTTTTTCACAACCCATTCGATCGAAATGTAACCCGAATCGGTGTCGGAATATATGAACTGCCAGTGATATTTTTTCTGAAGCGGATGCCTCATTATATATTCTTCGATCCAACGGATTGCTAGCTGACCGGAAAGTGTTATTGCTGAAGCAAGACGGATATCGTAATATCGAAACCATTGATTTGCAAGGGCTCCGTATTCGCTGTTCAACAAGACTTTTGCAGCCATCTGCTGGTTGTTCAGAGTGGAAACGACTTTTTCTTGCTTCTGTGTGTCGGAATGATTTTTGATTTCCTTTTCGGATTGGCCTTCGTTTTCCAGCTTTTCTTTCAGCTTGACGAGAAGCTGTTTTTCCTTGAGCATTTCTTTCTTTATGAGAGCTCTCTCGGTGTACAATCCTCGCATGATTCTGGGAATGAATCCCTCTTTGTCCTTACGAAAATACCATCCATTACCTGCGAGAATGTAGTCCGGATTCGGCTTGATCTTTTGATGTAAGATTTTATTATCGATATGTGATTGTGAAACGTCCTCATTCACTGCTTCGGGACTTTCAACCAAACATTCCGGAGAGATGTTATATTGCTGATGTAAATGTGGATATAGGGAATTTAGATCGACCGAGATTACCCACTGATGCTTTTTCTGAATTGGTTGTTTCACGTATGCCCCAGCATAAGGCTCCGAGTGATTATGCATCTTTGGTGGGCACAGGATTCCATCGTTTTTCAGATCATTATAAAAGATGTTGTCCCATGTTGTAACCGTGCCCATAACATCGATGAAATTACTCCTCGCTTTGTAGGCAATTGAGCAATGGAGATCGACGAGTCCCAATTTTTTATCGAGCCTGTCCATAAGTTCGACATCGTAGATGTTGTAGTCGATATATTTCTGTGGGTTCTTTTCCCAGAGTTCGTTCAGGTTATCGTATTCCGAATAATCGATCTTGTTCTCTCCAAGCTCGGCCTCAGCAATAAAATCCAAGGCATAGGATTCACGTGGTTTGAAGATATATTTCTTGTACATCTTCAGGAGATCGAGATTGGTTTGACCCTTGATTCGAAACATCTGATCGGTATCCTGACCTTTTTTCTCTCTCCAATCGATTACTTTAAGTGGTGAAAGATCCTTGATGGATTCCTTTGAGAGGAGCTTCTTCATCCGGTTAAAAAGGTAGGGATAATCAAATCCTTCAGCATACCAGCCGAGTGTGATATCGGCATCGAGACCTTTCCAAACATCGATACATGTTTCGAGAAGCGCTTCCTCTGTTTCATGGTACTTAAAATGAATGAGATCCGGATCGATGTCGAGGATGGTTTTACTCGGATCGTATTCCTTCAATGACATGACCCAAAACTCTTCGGTCCTGGAATCCTTTATGGTAATTGAAGTAATTGGCCAACGACATATTTTAGGATCTGGAAATCCATCGTAGGACACGACTTCGATATCGAGCCAGAGTTTTCGAACGAGACTGAGATCATAATCGATGGTCTTATAATTTTCAGAAATATATTGATATTCGGGAGCAACATTTCCATAGGTGGGAACCAATTCCTGAAATCCCATCGGTTCGGGTTGGATGTTCTCATAATTGAAATTGGAAAACTCATTACAATCGTTGAACTCCATCATTTTGACGCGCTCTCCATGGAGTCCCAGCCAATGTGGATGTGCTTCATTTGGATTGGTAGTCTTTATTCCGACGGTGGGCTTGAAGTCGAACGCGACGGTCTGCTTTACATTACCGTATTTTTCCGGATAGTAGAAAGATTCGTAGACGTGTTTTCCATGTCTGACGACGTTCGTGTAAAATTTTGGCATTAATTTTTCTCCTATATATGAACCAATCTAAAAGATTTAATGTTCGAAAAACGGTATGGAAAAAAATGACAATGGCAATGTTCGTTAACGTAACCACTCGTAGATCAAATCCAGTCTTTTTAACCGGAGTGGTCTCATTTTCGAACCGCGCAGGATGCTTCACTTTATCTTTTTCCATTTTTTGAACTTGATCTCAGCCATACTTCCTTTAAAAATATTCTGTTTAATAATATCAAAGATGTTACTTGGGGTCAAGCCATTTTCAACCATTTTGTTTACGTCTTTTCCGTAGCATTTGTATTTTTCCGGAATGAGTGCGACGCGGTAGCCCGCTTTGATCGCTTTCTCTATTCGCTGGCAGATTTCTTTGCTTCGTGGTTCAAGATCGTAAACGAAAACAAAATTCTGTTTTGGTGCAATCATCTCTAAATAATGATATTGGAGGTCAGCGCCCGCACATGCGATAGAATTAGGAATGAAGAGTGAATCGAACTGACCTTCGAATATGTAAATGTCCCGATCTTTTTTCATTCGTTCGAGACCGAAAACTTTGGGATGTTCATCATCGAACTTGATCGTGATATACCTGAGAATCCCCTTATATTTCTCAATGGTCCGGCCAGCTACAGCGAATATTTTCCGGTTATGATGTGTGTAAAATGGAATGACGATTCGTTTATCGCTCTTTTTGGGATGCTCGAACTTACCCGGAATCTTCGTATTGATAAATTCCTGATAGCTATCGGTATAGTAGAAATATTTGAGCCATCTCGGATGAAATTTTCGGTTGGCAAAATACAATCTAGCATCATGATCTTCGGGTAAAGCATGAATTTTTGGCAGATCGAGCTTGTCATACCGGTCTATTTTCGGTACGGCCTTTACTAGGGGATAATCCGGTACTACTGGTTTTTTCTTGAAATTTTCCTTGACGTAAACGAGGTAGACATCGTGATGGTGTTCTTTGATGAA